CCTTCATTGATTTGAAGTCAGGTTTTTTGACGGTTAAGTCAATCGTTGCGTTTAGTGCCATTATAGTTTGTTAATTATGAAATAATTTGTTCCATCCGTTGTGAATGTGTGTGCTGAATATATCGGATTTTGTGAGTGTGTATCTGCTCCATCAATCTTTGCAGTTCCAACCGTGTCTATTGTGACTTGGTTTCCGGCAGTTATTTTCTTGACAATGAATGTCTTTCCGCTCAATCCAGTTGGGTCAGGCAAACTGATTGTGACTGCACCAGCAGTTGTGTCCACCAAGAACATATGATCGTCAGCCGTTGCCGTGTAGTTTGCCGTGATTGTTTGAACCAACCCACCACTTAAAAACGCTGGATACATCTCAAAGTTCCCGATGTAGAGTGTATCTGATTTGGTGACTTCAAAGTCATTGCATACAAGTGCAACGCTTCCGTCAACACCAACCCCGAACACAGTGTCTATGATTCCAAGTCCTGAATTGTTGATGTTGAGTGGAGATTGAACAATGCCCGTTCCCACAAAAACTCCACTTCCTTCACTTTGACTTGTGCCAACGCTTACACCTTTGATACCTGGTCTGATGGGAAAGTTTCCTGCTGGATACAAATCACCATAGGTTTCCACTTGCTCACCTCCCGAAGTTCCAGCACCCACCACTTTGATGGTTTGCGTTGCCGGTGGGATAAACTGAGCAAGAAGGAATTCACATTCATACACGCCATCTTCCACAGGGTTGTAATCGTTAACCTTGTTCAATCTCCAGTATTGACCTTCAAAGAAGTAAAGGTTGTTGAATCGTAGATTGTACCAATCCGATGCAGTAATTTTGAAGTAAGCTCGTAGAATCTTTGAGTTCTTATTGGTGATTTCCGTGATGAAACGATAGTAGTAGTTCGTGACAAGATTAAAGTTGCCGTATGAATAACCAGCACCAACACCAAGTTCTTTCGGCATCCCGAATAGGATGTCAAATGTCGGATTGGTAACTGAATCATAGTGGATTGTCATCGGCAATTTGGTCTGCGGATATACAATTGAATCCATATACGAGAACAAACACAAATTCCAACTCACATCCGATTGCAAACCACCGTAGTACATTATTCTCAAGTCACCATCTTTCTCCGCTTCCACATAACTCAACACAAAGTTCTTTTGGTTGTTGTTGTAGTTCTTGATTTGAGTTGGTGAAAATACGATGTCAATCTTCTTCTCAGTTTTTACAAAGTCATTGTCAATCTTGTAGGTTCGTGAACCATAGGTTGATTGATACATTTCTTGATATTGCTTGTTGGATTCATCTGCACCCTCTTTGTAACTGAACACATAAGGGTTGGCATCAAGATCACCCATCGGAACAATCTCAACGGGTTGTGAGTAGTCCAGTTTCTTTGTCCAATCCACATTCACCCCATTGTAGAATTCATCACGGGGAACAATGCGAAGAATCTTTGGTTGGTCTTGGCTTGGTTCAATGTATAGGTTGAACATCTTGACAAACGACATCAGCAAATCACTTTGCTTGACTTCCGAGTTTAAGAACTGAGCGAAATCGGTTGTTGATCCATATCCATAATTGAACCCTGTGCAATTGTTTTCCAAAAAGGAATTTACAACCATCTGCAATGTGAACTGAGAATTTGTTAATTGATAGTTGTTAGGAAGATCGTACACGCCCATCATTTTCAATGTCACACTATCTCCAACAAGTAGATTCTGCAATTCAAAATGTAAGTGATACGCACGAGTACCCCCAATAGTATTGAGCAGAAGTGATTGTTTAATCAACTTTCCGTTTACATATATTCCAATACCAATGTCAAAAGTGGTAGTCAAAATTGACGGAAATATGTTGCTCAATAAAAGCTCCAAGTATGGTTCAAAAACATAGTTCCCTCCAGCCGGTACAATGTAAGCACCAGTTGTTGTGTTGTAGTTGTTGCCGTTGTCGTAAAAGTTACCACCTGAATCCACATTGAAAATCAAGGTATCAAGAGTTTGTAAGGTTTGAGAACTTGACCGACCAGCTTTGAACCTTCTCGCTTCCAATGTTGTGGAATCAACAACCAATCCATTTGGTGGTGGAATCACTAACCTTTTGAATCGGTCATTGTTAAAGAATGAATCGTTTGTGTACGAATACCCGGCATTGCTGAATATCTTGTCAACGATGGTCTTTGCATACAGGCAAGGAGTCATTGAAGGCACATCAAAACGATTGATGTTTCTCACCGATGAATATCCCTTGTCTATTAAAGCATACAAATAACCTTCACCATAGGCAAATGCTTGTGATGTTGCGTTCTTGATGATGCTTGTATCCCACGAATTTATCACCGTGCCACTTGACAAGGTGTGGTTGTATTCGCTGAAGTTTAGAACATTGAGTTTTCGGTCTGCAATGGTTGTGAATAGATCAGCCGTTTGTCCGTGTAGTGAACATTCGTATTGGATGTCCGTAGAATCCAGCACATTGATTTGAATCAATCTGATAAATCCACGCAACTGCTCAATCTCATCAAGCAAAACAACGACATCCGCTTTCTTGTTCGGGTTGAAGTCGGGTGCAAACTGCGTAGTTCCTTGAATGGTTTGTTCAACTTCAAAGATGTGACCGAATAACTTGTTGTTGGCACGAGTACCAGGAATGACCACCGTTTTTGTCCACTCACTTGACCTTGTTTCGGGTGACTTGATGTCGGCAATTGACTTGGAAATCAGAATGTCAAAGTTGTCCGATAGGTCAACTGGCGAGTTATTGACTAATAACCTGATCATAAGCGTTGCGATTTGTCAGCGAATGACAATGTGATGTCAAGTTCAAGGTTGAACATTTTATCTTGTACACCCTTTTTCTGCTCGTATACGGCATTATCTATGTTGACTGCATACAAAGTGCCATCGTACATATAGACAACGGGTGATTCAATCAAGTCACGCAACCAAACTGATTCAACATCATCTATCCAATTTGAATTCAATTTGACTTTCTGACTGGCTTTTGTGTGATAGTTTGAACGAGTGCGAACGCTTGTTGCATAACCGTATGTTGCACCGAGTGTATAGGGGTTGGATTGGAATTGCTTTCGCTCCACCTCAAATGTATCTCGTCTAACCATATTGAATCTGAACGAATCAAATCCACCGAGTCGGTTCATAAAGAAGATATCCGTTGTATCGTATTTGCTACACTCGTCTTTGATGTTGATGCGATAGGTTTCTGACTTTGCAGTTCCACCCAACTTCAACACGACATCAAAGTAAGTCGCTGCACCTGGTATTGTCAACTGACTTCCCACAGGTATTCTCACGACCTTAGATGAAGGCAATGTGAATGTTTGAGTAGATGCATCGGAGTAAGTAATTACAACGCTTGTGGCATCTCCTTTCAAAGCATACAACCAATCCTTCTGAGTGCGATGGATGTATCTCGTTCTGACATTTGTCAAGAACTTTGCTGATGATGATGTGGCAAGATATTGAGCTTGTGCGTAACTGACCAAATCAATCGGATTCAAGGCAGCATTCCAAATCGTTCCAGTTGCTGAAGTCAAGTCAAGATACTCCGTAATTGTTCCCGTTGCCGAGTTGCTATACTCATACCCAAACTCCACCTCGTAATCCGAGAAAGATGATGTGCATCCGCTTGGTGATGTATCTGCAAAGTTCCAATCGTTGCTGACATAACTCTCAAGGATGCGACCAATGTTGAACACACCTTTGTTTGTGCTTCCAAAGTAGATTGGTGACTTTAGTTTGGCAACTGTAGTCGCTGCGACCTTGACATCGGCAATGAACTTGAAATTGTCTTTGGTGTAGATACCACCTGATGACTCAGTGATCACGAAATTTGTGTCATTGAATCCTGGTGCGTACGAATCGGGTTGTTGTGTTATTGATAAAGCCACGCTAAAAAATAGCCATTTGCCTCATTCGTTTCAAATCATCTCGTTTAGACAAGCGACAATGTAGGGGTTGAATCCTTTCCCGGCAGCATCCTCCAATCGTTTCTGCCGTTCCTTTGTCTTGGCTTTGTAGAACGCCATCGCATTTAAGAACTCAATCAACGGCATCTCAAGAATAAAATCCCATTTCGTGCGGTCACCTTTGACTATCTTGTCAACTATCTCAAGCCAAACTATTGGGCTTTTGTCAGTTGGTGTGTCAAGTCCTTCATCTCCGTTGTCAAAGAGGACAGGATACTTTTCAATAATTCGGGATAAACTTCCAAAAAAAAAAGAGCATAGGTGTACGGAAGTGGAACAGGCAAGTGCATCATCAACGCACATTTGTCCTCATAGTGTGCCTGAGCATCAACGACCTTCTTGCTTCTTCCAAAGAAGTCCACCTCCACCGATAGCAATGCAACAATCTTGTGAAGTGATTCAATCACATCTCCGTTGAACACTTGCTGGAGTTCTATGAAGTGGTGACCACACATCTCGTTTGGCGTTTTGGCTAATCTGAAATACCGACCACGCAGTTTGAACATAAATTGTATGGGTGCTTTGGGTAGGTCATTGAGAAACGACAACTTTGCAAACTCAGTTGTGAGCTTGTCAAGGGTCATTGATTCCACATCATCCATTGAAAGATTCAAAGCAATGGCAAGGATGTTCATCTGCCGTTCAAGGTCAGACATATCACGACAAGAGTGGATCTCTTGAAGTTGGTGTATGGTTATGTTGTTCCAATTCATAGTTTATGCAAAATAAAATGTTCCTGGTCTATTGTGTGCTTTGCAATCAACGGCAAGTGCGAGAGCCATCACGCAGTCATCGTGTAGTCCAACGGGTGCAGTATATCGCACACCAGTTCTTGTGTATTCAAATTCAAAGTTCTCCATCTCACTTCCAATTGGTTCTTCAGGGAAAAAGACATCGGTTTGTTGCACCGACATCACGAGTCCTTCAATGAGTTGTTGTTTGCTCTGCGATGTGAACTTGAATCCCTTGACTCTTTGGCAAAGTCGTTGCAGTTGTTCAACGATGGGGTCTCCCACGCCTGTACTATCCACAAACGATGGTGTGTTTCCGATAAGTTTAACAATCCGTGCTTGTGTGACTGACCAATCCGCTTGGAATCGTTCGCAAAAACAAACACAGTTGTTTGCATCCAGTCCAATTATCACCGTGTAATCCGAATACTTTGCCAAATCCACACCCCACGCAACAACCGGCATTGATGAAATAGGTCGGTAACATTTGCGGATGGCTTCCAAGCCAAACGGATTTGACTTGTCATCGGCTGGTTCTGCAAGGTATAATTCACGAAAGACATAATCAGGTAGATCTCGCTTTGCTTGTTCAATCTCAGCTTCTGAAATGATGCCTTCTCTCGCTGCATCGTATGCCGTTATTTTAAAATACTTGTAGTCGGGTTCTCCTTGCCTTGCTCGTTCTCCTAATTTGTAGAACCAGTTCTTCTTGCCTTTGACATTCCCGATGAGTTTGCACTTGCCTTGTGTAGCAGTCAGCGTTGAACGGAGTGCATACCACGATTCTTCTCTCATCCTTGATGCCTCATCAATAACGGCAGCATATACATCATCTCCATACAAGTTGTCTGGCTTCTCTCCCGACTTGAATTCAATCCGTGATCCAGTTGGCAAGGTCAACAATAGTTTTGTTTCGTTGCTGATAAAGAAGTTCTTGTCGGTGACTTGGTTCTTCATCCTTCGGAAAGCAATTTCCGCTTGTTGGTATACTGGAGCAACCCACCACACCGACTGACCATCCTTGCATTGGAGTGCTTGTTCAAAGAGCCAAATGATATGGGATGCCGTCTTACCCGTCTTGGTTGATGCAGCAGTAATCGTGAATCTCTCCTCGCAATCAAGGATGTCTTTTTGGTAATTGGTCAGATATGGTCGTGTGTAGTTTATTTGCACAGCGATTTGTATAACTGCAATCGGGTAAGGTTGTGGAGTTCAAGGTTGTGGTGTTTTTGGCAGTAGTCGTAGTTGCTCAATCCCATTGACTGACGAACTGAATGACCAGCATCAACAAGTTTCTGAATGGCTGACTTCCACTCATTGCGACTCACGAATAGAACACCATCGTTTGCCGTGTGGTAGAGATAGGGATAAACGGCAGAACAAATGATGGGTTTTTTGTAGGCACTTGCCTCAATTATCTTCAGCTCAGATTTGCAGTTGTTGAACTTGTTATCTTGCAATGGTGCAATCACGATGTCAAAGTGCTTGTACACTTCGCCATATTCAAACACGGTTGTTCCTTCAACTATCTTGGCATCAGGCATACTCTTGGCAATGCGATTCCAAATCTCACCTGGTGTGTATCCGCAGATGTAGAACTCAATGTCCATCCCTTTGATTTGGTCAGCAATCAACTTCAAGTCCTCCTCGTGTGTAACTCCACCGACCCAACCGACTTTTACTTTGTCGGTTCGTTCTGATGGCACGGCTTCCCATTGCTTGTGTGAGTAGTCAAGACAGTTGGATGCGATGATTACATTCTCGTTGATTTGACGAATCTCTTTTGCAAGTGCTGGTGTTGTGGTAATCACCGCATCTGCGTAATTGATGGCATCCTTCACGCCTTGTTTGATTCCTTTGCGATATGCCCAATATGCCGGGTTGTATTTTGGAAGCACCCAATAGTCATCAATGTCTACCACATACGGAGTGCCTGAATCAGCAATCTTCTTCAGCACATCATAGTGCTTTGCTCCAAGCCATCGTGAGAAGATAATCACATCAAATTGAGAATAGTCAAGTGTGAGCCATTCTTCAGGACTTTGGCACACGCTTACATCTGCGTGTCCGTCAATCTGCATCCGAAGGTGTGGTGTGAATAGTCGGTGATAAACTACACCATTGATGCCGTCAGTTAATATCAGCAGTTTCATAATCGTTCAATTTCTTGTTTAACTTGTTCATAGTGCATAATCCAAAACTGACTACTCAAGGACTTGGATGATACCACTTGCAGTATTTTGTCAACGCAAAGTATGGCACATTGGATCCCCTCGTTCCGTTGTTGCAATCCAACTACCGTGAATATGTCAACCAACTCTTTGGCTTCTTCTTGTGGACTCATTCGTTTGGCAATAATGGGATAGGCATCCAGTACAACATATTAATCACCCCTCCGTCATATTCGTCTACCCAATCCCCATCAATGAATCGGGCAATGTGTTTCAGTTCCTTCACGGAATGCACGATGCATAATCTTTCATCCTCTGGTGGTAGGATGTTTTCATCTCTCCAGTTTGCTCTCATCTAAATTTAATGTAATTGTGAAATTCTTTGATTGAATTGTTTGGTCTATTGTTTCTTTTGGTTTGCCTTGTGATCGGGTGAGCAACATCTCCAAGTTGAATAAGGAGTTTTTGTCGTGACCCTTCAGCAATGCACCGGCAATCGTGCGTTCCATAATTGTGTATTCATCCCCTCGGTCTATCTTCTCCAGTTCTTTCCGTGATAGCGACAGCATTGACAACATCGTTTCTTCCACCTGTGTTTTGGTGTATCCGATTTCCTTCATTTGGGTGATGAGCTTCTGCGGTCTGCCGTTACCAATTCTCCTTTCATCTTCACCTTGTTTGAAAGGTTTTAAGTTCTCTATTGCTTTTGGATTGTTTGCCATAATTATCACATTTGCATCACATTATTTTGTCATTGACAATCTTTCTTCGTGAATGGTTTTCAAATACTCTTTGTGTTGTTTTTTATCTCCAAATTTTAGGTGGCACTCTCTACACAAACACATCAAATTTTCAATGACATCTTTGGTTGTTGTTCCTCCCATTCCCCTGGCTTCAATGTGGTGTAAGTCGTTGCCAACTTTTCCGCACACTTCACAATCTATGAATGAGCTGATGTCATATCCGAAGTGATCCATATAGATTTTCGTGTGGGGTTTCATTTGGTAAATAGCAATGACCATTCGGTCGGGTGTTGTATCTTGGAATGGAATGTGAATCCGCATTCTTCAAATAGTGCAATCCATTCTCTTTCCGTCTTGATGTTGATGTGTCCCCACTCTGCATCAAAGTCCGTGTAGTTTGGGGTTGATGAGAAGTGAAAGTATTTGCATTTGATTCGTTTCAAGAATGGTTTCAGTTTGTCATCGGTGATATGCTCCATCACTTCAATGGATGCCATCAAATCAACTTCTTTGGGTCTTGATGTGGTGAAGTCCATTTGTTTGATTTCAATGTCTTTGATGCGTTCTTTTACATAGTCACAATGAAGTGGGTTTAGGTCGTAGTATGTCACAACGCATCCGCTTTCTTTCATTGCTTTTGCGTATGCACCCATTCCACCTCCGAAGTCCGTGAAGGTTTTTGCTCCAGTTATGTTCAAGATTAATTCAGCAGTTGACTTGAATAGTTGCACATACCCTTCATTATCTAAGTGAATGCCC